ATATTATTGTATCTTTATCTAATGTTATTAAAGTACAAATGAATCCTATTTTGTCTCTATTTTCATAAGTACCTTCGTAGAATAATCTTAAGGTGTAAATATTAGGTTTAATACTTATTTCCATTTGCATCGAATTTCCTAAGTTTTGAAGTATTTATTTCAGTTTCTGTTATTTTTGATGTGATACTGCAACATCAGTGTCCAAATGACACACTTTTTAACACATTTTAGACCATCGTAATGCATTAAAAAGTGGCCCATAGAGGTCAGCTCTGGGCGTCTCGCAGCCCTTGCCTTGTATGGGCTACAGCGGCCCACTCTCTGTCACTATATGAAAGCCAAGCCATTGTATGCGCGACCTCAAAAAGTGGGAGAGTGGTGTACTCTGTTACGGCTTTACGTGCCCAAGTCTAATCATTTTGTCGTTCACAGATAACTCAAGGTTGTCTAAGCTGAAGACAGTGCCTAAGTATCTGTATTTACCAAACTTATCAGATTGTATGATTACTTCTTTGTGTTCAATCATAGTCTTTAGGGCAGCTGTAGCTAGTAGACCTGCTTCTTTCTCTTCTGGGCTGGTAGGCCTGTAAGTTTCAGGTGCATCGTAACCTATCATTCGGAATCTTACATCCATCTTTATTTTGAAGCCTAAGTCTACAGTAGCATCTATGGTGTCCCCATCTACTACTCTCGTAACAAAGGCGTTATATTTATGAAAAGTATTCATATTACCCTATTATCGAAAATGCTAATGCACCGGATGACCTTAAGCTTTCAGTATCCTTTATTATAACTTTTAGATACCATCCACCTGGTACTGTAAACTTACCTTCAGGTATTTCATATTCTAGGTATTCCCCAGAATTGAAAGTGCTAGTTGAGTCTATCTCTATATCTACTTGCCCTATCGAAAGACCATCAGCGATACCTATTACCATTACATCCCCTTTTGGGGAATATAGTTCCATTGTAGTGTCAGCTAAGATTATTGCTTCACTCAAGTTCACTCTTAAGAAGTTACCATATTCTCTTAAACGCATAGTACATCTCCTATATTTATGTCTGCTTCTTCTTTGTTGCTTATTAGTTGCCCAGCGTCAATATTTATATCAGGGTTTACAAATTCGAAACTTATTAGTTGCCCAGCGTCAATATTTATATCAGGGTTTACAAATTCGAAACTTATTGATATATCATTACAGCCTACAGTTATCAAGCCTAAGAAGCCAGCGGATAATAATGTACCATCTTCTAGCTGGATATTGACACTTCCAGATATTATTCCTGTAACACCAAGTGCTTCTAGGTTAACATCTTCTGCATCTATTTCCAAAGTACCTGCAATAGCTTGCCCAATAGTCCCAATTATAACAGATGTATTATCAGCATTTGTAGTATTTAGAGTAGCAATTATTGCTTGACCTATCACTCCATTCGCTAATAATATGTTGTTATCTAATTTAATACTAAGTGAACCAGCAATGTCACTACCTATAGTACCAGTGGCACTAAGTATATCTACATCGAGTTGTTCACTTAATGCTCCTAATATTGCTTGTCCAATAGTCCCAATTATAGTAGATTTATTATCAGCGTTGTTTGCATTCAAGGTAGCATTTATTGCTTGGCCTATTATACCGTCAGCTAACAATATAGTATCATCTAATTGTATGCTTAAAGAGCCTGCAATGGCGTTGCCTACTACACCAGTTGAGCTAAGTGTATTTACGTCTAGTTGTTCACTTAACGCTCCTAGTATTGCTTGCCCTATGACACCATTGGCATCTATAGTATCACCATCTAGTTGGGCATTTAGTGTTGCAACTATAGCTTCACCTACAACCCCAGCTATGGATGGATTATTATCTTCTAGTAGCTCACTCAACGAGCCTACTATTGCTTGACCTATAACACCACTTGCCGTTAATTTGTTACTTGTTAGTAATTCATTTAGAGCACCTGTTATGGCTTGGCCTATAATTCCACTCGAAGTAAGAGTACTATTATCTAATAGTTTGTTCAATGCTCCAGTAATAGCTTGACCTACAACTCCTGATATAGAAGATGTATTGTCTTCTAATAATTCACTTATAGAGCCTGCTATAGCCTGACCAATAGTACCGTCAGATATCAATATAGTGTCATCGAATTCTACATTCATAGAACCCAGTATTGCCGACCCTACGGTTCCATCTATATTTGATATATTGATATCAAGTTGTCTACTTAGTGCCCCTACTATAGCTTGTCCAATGGAACCCCCTGCTATAAGGGTACTATTACTTATCTGCCCACTTAGCACACCTACTATATCACTTCCTATAACACCCACTGATGTTAAAGAGCTGCTGTTTAGTAACTCACTGAGAGATCCCGATATCGCTTGACCTATTTCCCCTTGAGAAAATAAGTTATCTGATTCAAGTAACCCGTCTAGGCCCCCTAATATAGACTGGCCTATTATACCGTCTGAGTTAAGCTCATTTATATCTAATGACTTATCCAGTTGACCTGTCACGGCTTGGCCTATTATACCAATCGCAGATACCGTATTACTTACCATTTGTACTGCTAAGTTACCCTCTGTAACCACTGCCGCATCTTCAGTAGTAAACGCTGTAACACTCGACCAACTACCATCACCAGTTGCGTTATACGCCCTAATTTCAACATCGTACGAAGTGCTGGCTGTCAGCCCTGTTAATGATAATGGGCTTGTCCCTGCATCTATAATAGTCCCTGCATCTAGTCGATATTCAAAACCGGTTTCGTCGCCATCTGTGTAAGTCCAAGGGATTGAAGCGGTTGTCTCGGTTTTTGTGATCGTACCGATTGACGGGACTCCGACAGGAACGGCTGCCCCTCCTTCTAAATACCACTCGCTATCATCTGCTGGCCATGTACCTATCTGAGTTGCGGTATTGCCACCAATTGAGTCGGTAATCGTAGTACCCGTACCGCCACTAGAACTAGCATCCCAGTCGTGGACATCTACTAATGGTGAACCCTCGCGGTATATCAGTCTTTGTATTCTGTTGCCGTCGCTGTTGTCTGAAAATCCAGATGAACCTATACGGTCTAGTAAATTTTCATTATTCGATGGTGAGGCTGTTTTAGAACCGATTGAAACGCCATCACTGAGAACTGTATAGTTGCTACCGTTTCTAGTTATTTTAATGACTTGTGTAGTGTCATTAAAACTAAGGGTAATAGGAATGGTAACAATGGTGCCGAGTTTGTTACCATGTTTTATAGCGCAAGCTGTGGGAGTTAGGCTTATGAAACCATTACTACTAAAGTTTTTACCTACAATAGTTAATTTATCATAACCAGTATTTCCAAAGAAAGCGGTTAGTTCGTACTCGAAATTGGTAAGAAAACTCTTGGTATGTAATTTAACCCCCGAAATACCGAGGGACCCGGACCCGTCAAAAAATAAGGAGTAATCCATCTTTAAACTGCCTCAATCACACCGTAGAAATCATCTACTGATAAAACCCAATCACGATTTTCTCTAGGCACTACACAATCATATAAGCCAGCTTTTTCTACCCCTCTGAAATTATTAATTCTTACAGTTTTATTAGTGCGAGGGTTAGTTGCCATTAATCGTGGATTGTGCAACTCGCAATCCGACATGACGTTTATTGTCACGAAGTTTTCGCTTTCTTCAACTGTTGTTTGTGGTACATTGTTACGAATAATCATTACATCCTGTAGCGTTTTATTAGCCCATGGATACGTTTTACTCAACCCCTCTAAATGGTCTCGCATTGTCTGAGTGTATCCACATACCTCGTCATCAACAGCAACAAGACCAGTCAACGCAGCTTGAGTAACAGGATCGCCAACACTAGGGTCATCTAACAAACCGTTGATTATTTTGCGGAATACTCGAACTGTTTTTCTTAATTCTGCTGTAATTTCAAGCGCTAATGTTGCGTCCATGATTGTTTCAACATCAAATGTGGCATCGTGGTTTGCCAAGTCATTTTTATTGATTCGTCCTAGTTGAAAATAGTTACGAGCTTCTAATAATGCAGTTTCGTTGTTCGCATTAGCTGTTAATAGAAAATTTGTAAATGACATATTAACTCCGTTTTTGTTTACCGCCTATTGCTAGGCGATACTTATTTAAAGGTTGCCTTCAGTATTCACATATGAAGTTATGCTCACTGGTTGACCTGTTACTATGTTTACATCGTTTAGTACTAAATCTACAGTGGAGGAGGCTGCTAAACCCACGCCGCCATCCATAATGAATACATTGTCACCGTCTACTTCACGGAACCAAGTAGCTTCGCCTGATGCGTCTGCGCTCGGATCACCTGTTATAGAGCTAGCTGTGAGCACGCCTACAGATGCAGCTGGGGCTGAAGTCGTTGAAAATAGTAATTCTGCTAACAGTGTTGTAGCAGCTCCTCCCTTTGAAGGCCGTACTCCACTATACACACGTATCTTGCCTGCGCCTGTAGCATCGTCTCTAGCACTTGTTATACTATCAGCCCTTGCGTTTGCTAATGTGTCTGCGAATTCTAGTGCCATTACACTTTCCCCTTAACGTATTTGGGTTCTTCTTTCTCTATAATTGCAGCAATACGCTTTCTTGCATCTGCTCTATCTTTACCCGCGCCCATATCTTCGAACTTTACCACACCGCCACCGTTAAGTAATTTTATAGTAAATATATTATGTTCATCGATTGTGACTTCTGAGTAGACACTATGTGTTTTTAAATTCATTTGTACTCCTAACTGTCTAAACAGCTTTGTTATTTCTAGAGCGTTCATCTAGCCTTGCAGCTATCTTCCCCAACTCTATAGTTGTTTTGCTTAATTGTACCACGGATTTGTTCAGAGTGTCCAGCATTACTTCGACTGAGGCACTCTTTGTCCGTAGTTGCCCCATGTCTGCTGCTAAACTCTTTAGTAGGACGCCTGATTGAATGGAGGCTATTTCTAGTTTATCTATTCGCACACTATGATTTTCTTGCATTACACTATAGTTGAACACCAATCCTGATACTGTGGTCACATATACGAAAATACCAGATAGAAATATCTGCTTAGTATGAGTATCCATTTTAAACATGATTAATCTTCTTCGTCTTCGGTAGTCTTTTCTTCAGTTACTTCAGGAGTTACTTCAGGAGTTACTTCAGGAATTACTTCAGGAGTTACTTCAGGAGTTACTTCAGGAGTTACTTCAGGAGTTACTTCTACAACTACTTCAGTCATCTTTTCTACAAACAAATGCTCAAATTTCTCAAGCTCTTTTGGTAGACCTTGTGCCCTTAGAAAGGAGCATACACCTCTAACATATTTCTTTTTACTTCCAGCAGACATGGGGTTGTTAATAAATCTAATAGCAGCAGGGCATATGTAAATCTTATTTAATCTTACTCTAAGACAAAAGTCGTCTTTCCATTTTGATAAATTCATATTCGTCTCATTTAGATTGGTCTATGTTTTCCGGCCCAAAAGGCTGCGCTTCCACCGTATTTCACACCTAAGTAATATTTAAGTGCTCTGCGATGTTGTAGTGCTGTTGGTTTGTACCATTTTACACTATCACGTTCGATCAGTATACCCATATTATCATGGAATACTTCATCAGCTTCTACTTTGTCCTCCGTCGTGCATCCTACACCATACATCCAGTCGTGGATAATACAGGCATACACTATTAGAGTCCCGTATACTCTCTTGGGTGGTCTGAATGAAGAATCAGCTGCCCCACATCCGTTGCACATGTTTATCAGCTGCTGTTCTGTTGCCAAGAGGAAACTTTTAGGAGCGTATAACACGCCCTTAATAGCCAACTCTTGTGCTTTTAAGAGTCTTTGAAGTTCCATATTATAACACCGGATCTTCAGTTGTTCTTGTTACGGGACTGCAAGTTTCAGTCATCCATTTGTCAACTGTCTCTTTACCAAATCTGTCTACGAACATACCGTAGTTCTTGGTTTCGCATAATACTGAAACAGAGTCACGAATTTCTTCATATCTATTTGTATCTTGCATTTCTTTTAAGGCTTCGCTAGCATAGCTAACTAAGGCAGAGCAGCTGCTCATCATTGTAGTGGCTAACACGACAAGTAAAATTCTTTTAAGTTTCATATCTGTTCCTATATCAATTCAATGTGTGGGCAATCCCATCCATATGGAATACCATTTTTCTTCTCAGGGTTTCCTGCTTTCCACAATCCACCCCATCTTATTTTGTAACCTAGTATAGCAGCTGCTTGGAAGAACGCACAAGCTACCATAGCTAAATGATGCTCGTCCCAAGAGGCTTTGCCGTCTACGTAGGCGTAGAAATCTAATGCTTTCCCTGTTTGATGATTACTAATTATCTTGTAACCATCGCACAGACTCTTATTCAATCTATATAAACCAAATTGCTGGCTAGCAATCCGCTTACCAGAGTCCAAGCCATGACCAAAGTCAACAAGAGTCAGAGTTATAGCTAATTCACTAATTTCAATTAACTTAGGGTCAACACCTTCTCTATTCTTCTGAGAGTTATTGCTCAGTGAGAACATTATAGTACTCTACTAGTTCGTCAAATGTTGTTAACGCATTTACTTCCATGGATTTAGTTACTTCCCAACCGTACCAACCTTGCACATGGTCATCCACTGCTAACTTAATATCGGTAGTATCTGGTAGAGGTACCCAACCATTCTTATGCTTAAAGGCAGGTACTGAATCAGGTAACAATTTAATCATTGTTAAGCTGTCACTATCAGAGTGAAACTCGTCACCATCGTATTCAAATCCAGCGTTTAGGCCTACGACTCTTTGTACTCTCAGTTCTTCTTTGATTACATCTTTGCAGTGTTCTACAGGGTAGGGTTCCACTTTGCGCGTTTCATTTACTTCGTAGTCAAGTATCTCATGTACGTAGTTTGTGGCATGGTACATTATTCTAGGTACGGGTATTGACCAGTTTATATTTATAGGTAACGCATTCGCATGTGTGCTACTATTCTGCACCCTATCCACTACTCTGTTATTTCTAATTATGGCTTTCATAGTAGTTCCTATAGATTTGGATCAGGTATGGATAGGTATCTATACAATACACCATCCGTATTAACATTAGGGTGGTCGGTTAATGTGAACCCGTCGCTATCAAATGATTCTAATTGTGTAGACACTAATCCGCTAGCACTATTATTAAGCATTAATTTACTTTTTGTAATACCTACCTCCTTACTGTGTAGAGTGGATAGACTTGATTCACCAAATATCCATAAGAATCCTGGAGGGCCAGAGGTTAGTATCTTTTCTGAGGCTAATCCAGTCCCCGTATATTCGCCAACTTCTACCTGCAATGGTGAATTATTTGAAAATATTAATGCTGTGTATTCAACTCCATTATTGTTAGTATCATAAACACCGCCAGTGCCGCAGTATATATCAGTTGATGTTGGTAGAGTATTACCCCAAGTGCCTGTATCTGTCACTATTCCTGTTCTGCCTAATATTTCGTCTGCCGGCATACCAGCGAACCAAGTAGGAGTTACGTTATGACCAGTGTTCGTACTATTTATAATGTTAACCATAAATCCTACATCAGTTTCTAATATATGAGGTATAGCTCTTGAAGTTTGCCCGTCTCCTGTCCACTTCAGTACATCACAGAATAGTTTTGATCTTTTTCCTGCGACTAGTGACATTGTATTGCCAGATGAATTTAATTCTGTACCACCCCCTAGATCGAATCCTGTGGCATTATAACCAGTTACACCCTCAGGCTGCAATGTTTGCCCACCTGAATTTACAAACATCCTCTGGACTCTATACAACCCAAATTGTGTAAATACAAAGTCTACATAGCTCGCTATAGCAGTCCTCCAGAAGAACATGAATCCTTCGTCCGTCATGTCAAATCCAGTGGTTATTGCTTGCACTGCAGAATTTCCAGTGTACTCCTGAGTATTAAATAAAGCAGATATTTCGCCTACGGTTTCAAAACTAGTTGCACTAGACTTTGTTGATTTACCGCCTCTTGCTCCTATATGACTTACATCGAAATAGTATATGGTGCTACCATCTAATTGTATAGGTACTATATACGATTCTAAATCCAATACAATTCCGCTATCGTGGATTATAGTTGTCATACCTATATCAGTGGCAATGCGCCATACTGAGCTTAGGTGGAGTTCACCTTCCACTTCGTTTGTATCGAATGCCGATGACACCAGCGTAGGTGTGCTTGATGTAGATTGACCATCGGTAGGACTTACATTAGTAGGTATGGTCGGCTGTCTTGGCCTTAATTTAATATACTTACTTGCATTTTCTGTCGCCATTATACTTCTCCTATTGTTTCAGTGTAAGACAGTTTCCATAATGTATCTGTATCATTCCAAGTAAACCTATATACACCTGAATCAATATCAAGGTTTATATCTGTTACTCCTACTTCCATTATGTCATTACCATTACCGCTTACTGTTACAGCATTGTCACTGAAAGGGCTTCCTTCTAGTGCAGCGAATATTACCCATTGCCCGTCTAATGGGTCTGTTGGTAACGATCCTGTCACGGCACCTGCAGAGTTGTCTACAGCTATATCTTGACCTGGACTTGCAACGTAACCTGAAGCTTGAATCGCTCGTTGATTATTTGCTTTGGAATAGAGACCTAACTGCCCTAGTATCCAGTTCATTGTTTGTACTTTTGGTTTCTCAATTTCAAAACCAGCAGCTATTTTAGGGTCGCCTGGATCTGTTTTGTTGGGATCTCCGTTGCCTATATCTGCTATATTTTGAATTGCCCAGCTAGCGAATTTTAATATTGCCATTTTCTTATCCTGTAAATTGTCCGTTATCGTCAGAGAATGTCATGATAGTTCCCAGAGGTTTCGGAATGAATCCTGGTGTTGTCAGTAACACTTTCGTAGCTGTGCTTAAGGTGGTGGGGAAGTTCAAGTTGAATTTCTTTATACCCTCTGTTACTTCTACTTCAGTTATGCCGAAGACGTTCTCAATGAATCTTATAATAGTTTCTATAGTGAGACCTTTGAAGTTTATAAGTATTTTACCCTCAAGGTGACCTCTGTAACTATCGTCGTCTAAGGTCACTTTGCTATACAGTTCTGTTATCTCTGATCTAAACAGTTCACCTGTGCTGGGGTTGCCCTCAGTTCCAAAGGTACCACCACCTAGTACACCTTCAAATCCAAAGAAGTTGTTTACTAGAGTGTTGGCTGCGCCTCGTTCCAATCCTACTATTATACCTATAACATCTAACTGGGCACCTGCTGCGTTAACAAGATACCTCTCAGTCTTTGAGTCTTCTAGTGCAATATGAATCTCTTCTTGCACTTCTGATAATATTGTTAGATAGGCTATTAGGTTAACGGAGTTGTTATACTGGGGTACTAATATTTTCAGTAATTTAGTTAGTGGTCTTTCTATCATTTTAGACCTCTATTAGATTAATATTAACAAGTAGCAAGTTGGGTTTTTGTATGTTGGCCATAGGGACAGTAACCCTATCAAGGGAATCTCCCAGTTTAGCAACACGTATATCTGTAGCAATCATATTTGCAATTGAGTTAGCAGGAGCAAATAGTTTTGACCAGACAACGTTGTCACCCATATTGAGTCCATTGATGTGGTCTATCATAGCCTGTTTGACTAGATCGTTAGCATCGTTTACTGCACCTACTGATTTTGCCATAGACAGTTCGATGTCAATTTCTATGACAGTAGGCCTAGACACACCTATATTATGAGGGGTACCTCTAGAATCAATTACTATTACTATGTTATCTCCAAATGCTAGAGTACCGAGAGGCTTATTCTCAAATATTCTTTGACCGATCTCTTGTAATAAACCACCGTTTACTACAGTTAAGAAAGAGTTAGCAGGTACACCATCTACTTCGGCAGCAGTATCATTGTCTACTATTAGAACTGATTCCACCCCCAAGTCTATTATAGCTGATTCAATAGCTTCGAGGGAATCTCTACCTGTTCTTACTATCGATCTTTCCCTTCTTGATCTCAATTCTGTATCTGTTTCAAGTACTATGCCAACAGTACCAGCATTGGTATTATCGCATTCGTCCCAACCAGTTATCTCAGTTACAACAACTGTTACTTCATTCGCGTTTATTATGATTGCGCCTAATGTAGTTGATGTAGCAATTGTCTCTCCTGGCAATACAACAGCATTATTAGTTGTGAATTCAATTCCGTCTGCCGTGGATACTATAGAACCTGCTGCTATAACCGTACCATCGAAGGCACCATTTGAGGCTGACAGCTGCACTGTCACTTCGGTAGGCTTATCTGCAATACGAATTATATCGTTTAGTCTAACCGCGTTATCTAATGATACACCTGAGCTTGTAGCTGGGTTGTAACTGTTAAAAGCGTCTTCTGCCATTTGCCATTGTGTAGCCATGAAGTCTGCCATTATGCCAATTATCTGACCGTCTGGTCCTTCTGGCGATACATCAAATTGTTCTCCGAAGGCAGTCTTAAGGCTAAGATTTAGTTCGTTTACTAGTTCGTCTCTTGTTTTAGAGACAAAACCATTGATAGTTACTCCTGCCATTTTATACCTCCGCGCTTATTGTTGTTTTATTTATTGTTGTAGCTCTGAATCTCACTTCCATCTTGCGTGTTACATTGTCTCTCTGTAGAGATAGGGTATCGACCTTCAGGACTCCAGGTGTCTCTGATATAGCATCATTTAATATGCCGTGAAACAAGGAGTTGTCAACATTCTTTACTAATAGTTCTTGCAACCAAGGTATTCCAAGGTTCGTATCTAGCTCCCAAGAACCTAATGTGAATAATAATCTGCATTTAACTAGCTGTATAATGTACTCATCACTCATGCCACCTATTCTAGTAATACCTCTGCCTATGATTATATCATGGTCTGAATCTAATTTTAAGTTTGACATCTATATAATTCCAGTTAATCCTGTAACAGGTGCTGCGTGTGAATCTATAAGGGTACCAGGTCTGTGTGTATGGACATTGTAACTTCCAGATGTATCTGAACTTAAATCTACCTTAGCACTCACTCTGCCTTCTGTCCTTACGTTCCCCTCTATTGTGGCAGTCCCGCCTACTATAAGATTACCTGTCAATTCAACATCTGGTGATGTTATATTCACTTTGGTCTCTGCTAGTATGTTTACGGTGCCATCAAAGTTTAATGTCAACGTAGATTGCCCTGTCATGATAGTGATAGCTTTAGATGTATCTATCTCTACCGATTGGTTCGTCTCAGTTAACAGAGAGTTTATCTTCATACTACCTGTAATGTCGCTTTCAATTGTGACACTAGTTTTTATAGCTTCACCATCATATTCCGTTACACTGGAACTATAAGTCCCTTCCTTACTGATACTTATAATAGAGCCAGATTGTTTCACAGCACCAGCATCAGGTAGATTAGGCTTATCGTATTTGATAGTCTCTATATCTATTTCGCCTGTTGGCTTCAGTGTCATCTTCTGCGACCCATCCGCGTTCCTTATTTCTAAGTTATCTGAATTGAAGTTCTCTATAGGGTTGACCATATTGCTCAATCCTACGTACGCAATTGAGTCTTGGATACTGTATCTTCTTAATGCAGCAGGTTCAGGTCTACCTTGGTCTACACGGTACACTTCTAAATCTTTATATAACCAGTGAGTTATACCATGCTTAGTGAAGGTTACTAAAGCTATATCTCCCGCTTTCACAGGAGCTGTTATAGAGAAATTAGAAACTTTTAAGAACTGACATGGCACATCGACAAGCTCTGCTACAGTTGTTGAATTGAAATTCGACTGCTCGGTGGGTATAATCTTACTCATAAGAAGTTGAATTGTAGCAGTTTGAGTGTCTGGAAAGAATTCAACTATCTTTCCAATCATGTTTGTCATGGCCTCGTTCATTTAAGCTCCTAGGAAGTTACTATCAAATTCCAGAATGATATACATTCTCAAATCTGTTATCTCGGTTACGTTTGCACCTCGATCGTTTAAGTTTACTGCGACTAAGGAGGGTAATTTAGTGTCATGTTGTTTCACTATATTGACTCCTGTTTGTATCGCTATCCCATACACAGAGTAATTTGTTGTATCAATTCTCCATGTCAAGGAAGTCATTAGACAGCCAATTGATTCATTGAAATATATTTTACCAAGGGTATAAGTTATACTTTCGTATAGAAATTGCGTATTAAATCTTGCACTGAACGGAACTAACTTATGATCAAGTGCTAAGAATTCTTCTTTTGTTGAAGCCATTATATACCCCACACTTTAACTAGATCATCTAATACACCAGCACCGTTGCTATCACTGGTAGCTGAAAGTACATTGCCTCTTTGAAGGTTGCTTACTACAACTAACTGTTCTATGCTTAACGATATGGGTAAACTATAAGAATTGCTCACATCGTTTGATACACCGTAATTACGTATCACGCAGTTGACGTACATTCCACGCATCGTCAACAGATGAACTATAGTGCCGCTACGAGTGAGGTCTACTACTTCGCTGAAGGCTCTTTGCACTTTCTCTAGTGATACTTGCGCAGTTAAGTTATTTATAGTAGCATTTAGGAAGTCATCTATAGGACTGTTTTCTAATAATTTAATATTATCATTGTCATATTTCAATCTACCAAATAGGTTTGCACCACTTAAGTCAGTAGGTGTACCACCAGTCACAGCAGCTGCAGCGTTACATAGGGTAGTGAAGGCTGCATCGTAACCTTGCCTAAGTGTGGCTGATGGCATACTGACACTTGATATTATAGCATCTAATTGTATCTTAGAGTTCTGTCTTATAGTATGATCACTGACATTGAAGCCAGTAGATACAGGGTAAGAGGTTACTATGTTCTCCCCCGTATGGGATTCCATTCTGACACCATCAAATGCTAAAGCATTCCAATCGCCTTTCCCTAATACAGTCTCCCATATTATTAAACATTCATTTAGTCTTGACATTAAGTTCCCCATCTGCTGTGTATCCTGCTGATGGTACTTTACAAACCAATGTTGAACTCCATTGGTCTCCATGCGTATCACCTTTATGTATTACTCTCCATAACATATACTTCTGGAATACAGCGTATCTCGCTACGTCATCAGAGTAGAATACAGGCTTACCTACAGCAGTGTAGTCTATTAATCCTTTAGAAGGTAAGGAGTCGTTATAACTGTTACCTTGAATCTCACCTACATCTATAACTGTTCCTGGGAATAGTGTTGCATCTAACGCGTATTCTATTTCCAATGTAGCCATGCCTGCTATGGGTGTTCCTTTAACTCTGATAGGGTCAATTACTAAGGCAGTGCCGTTCTTCTGTAAGTATCCGAATTCATGTGAATCAATTTTAGTATCTTTCAAGATAGGGTATATTCCTATACCCTTAGCTCTTATGCTCCATGAGAATTGGAATTCATTAGCTAGTTCATCTAAGACTTTAAACATTCCTCTCTCATCATTCTGAAAAGTCTTGCCTCTGAGATGCTCTATGGTTTTCTCGCCTAAGAATACTGGGTCCACTGAGTCAAAGTCTATTGCTTCCTTATCATAACCTGCAGATACACCTATCTTGGTTATTACATCTTGCAGTGTGAACTTGTCACTATCTTTCACAGTGAAGGACTCGTATTTGTTTATAAGTATGTTACTACCATAAGCAATTATATACAGATAGGTTAGTCTACTAGGTAGCTTTTTAACAGTAGTGGAGTTCATTACAAACCCCTCTATCATCAATTGGGCACCACTCAGTTCACCGTCTATATCGTCTTCGTAACCAGCAAATAACTGAATACGTATTTTATTCAGTGTTCTATTATTTGTTGCGTCATTATCACCTATAGGTTCTAAGTCTGCTCTGGTTAGATCTTTTGTCTCATCATCAGATAGATTGTATATTATGACAGTTGCATTAGACATACCTTGGGCGATATTGACATCGACTGAGAATGAAATTCTATGCTCTGCTGTAGAGAATAATTCTTCCTTCGTGACGAAGTCTGTAGCAACTAATTTTATTCTTCGTTTATACATACTCTACCACCCATTGTTGTTACCGTATGCCTCAGTTGAGTTGGCTCTACCGTCGTTATCTAGTAAGAATAATCTCTTAGCCTCACTAGTTAATTTGATAGTGACTTCAGCGTTTTTGGCTTTATTCTCTTGTTCTGTTAGTTTTGACGCTTCTTGACTCATGTTCTTGTATTTAGTTATATCCGCGTCACTTATCCCATTTAACCTAGCTGATAATTTACCACTAGAAGTATTGCTCAGAACTGTCTCTGGGCCATCTCCACCTACATCTCCACCAAACAAGCCTACTAACCAAGCAGCACTATCTGCTATGGAAGCTATACTATCCCCGAATCCTTCACCAGCACTCTTAGCCAGTTTCTTTAGATTAGAATCCATTCTCAGGAAGGCTTCATTCATGTTCTTTAAGTCATCATCATTTTGCTCTGTTGCTACTAGTCCGTTAAGTCCAGACTGTTCAGCCATAGCAGCTGTTTTTCTTAAAGCATCTTCCCCAGTACCGAATCTTATAGCCGCTTTCTCTTTAAATTTAGCCATCAATCCTGCTGCGTCGCCTTCATATGTACCTAGATCGTTGAAGTTTATTAAACCTCTTGTACCTCCTACAATACGTTCAGCGCCTTCAGTGAATCCTAAGCTCATTCCGCCTGTGGCCAATCCAAGAGATTTTATATCTTGGGCTGCTTGAGCACCAGTCTGATAACCACTCCCTGCCAATCTTTTTCTTTGGCCTATCCACATATCTTCTGACATTCCAGAGGATTTTGCTTGGAAAGCCGTGTTAAGGTTAGTGTCGTTTAGAGATTTGGCTCCGTCCCATGCTATGCCAGCTATTATGCTAGCTACATTGAGACCACGGCCGGTTCTTGTTCTGGATAATGCAGTTTTAGCAACGCCAGTAAAAGAGGTTGGCCCATGTTGAGCACCAATAGTGTCTATTAAGTCTTTTCCGTCACCGCCACTCCCACCTCCACCGCCACCAGCTTTAGTTAATGCGCCACCAACGACTGCATCATCTAGACCGTGCTTAGCAGACAATTTCTCGAAAGATTTTATGTTACCTGTTTCAACAGCTTTAGCTAAAGCGTCCTGTTCTTTCTTGCCAAGGCCCGCTATCTTCTCAGCGTTAGCTCCAACTCTGTTCCATACAGGTGACATTCTACCAATTAGTTCTTGGTCACGACTTACAGTATCTGAACGAAAGTTTTCTTTGTCGTTACCAGTCATGTTGAAGAGTTGGTTCTTATTGCCACTCCCCCTTCTGACTTGAACTAGATCAGCACTTGCATTGTCTGTAATATACATCTGATGTTGCATCTGCATATTGTACTTTCTAAAAGCTTTTAGTTCACTATCTTTTAGATTGTTGGGATCCATAAGACTATCTCTAGACTTAACTTCTACTGCTCGTCGTCCACCATCTGCCATTGCATCAGGGGTAGTTGATTGCCCTGGCATGTTTCTGTTTTCCATATGTCCAGTTTCAAAGGTCGAAGAGTCACGAGTACGTCTATACCAATCTAGTGCCAAAGGTTCTAATTTGTTGCCTGATTCTGTAAAAGAGTTTCCATCGAAGTCTTTCTCTTTTATACCGAGGCCTGACCTTATAACCTTACTAATCGCTTTATCTGTATCTGCAGATAGTTCACCCGCCATGCCAGCAGCTATAGAAGAAGATAGTTTTCCTTTCCTAGCGGCTTGCCATAGTGCATGTTGGCCTTCATCCACTTCACCGTAAGCATTCTTACCATCACCAACGAATCCTGTCATATGGGGATTGTTCTTTTGGTACTTTGCCAATGCATCAGCTGGTGATAATAACGATGTACCCTCTCTCCCTATCGATGGTGTATTTTTAGTACCGCCTCCTACTCTAGGAGGTCTAGAATGCGGATTTGGTCCGCCTGATGGAGGCATATTACCAGTCAGAGATTGTATTGAACTATTCTCAATAGGTGTTAAGGGTGTCCTATATTTGCCGTCGACGTCTCTTCCAAACATCGAGTTTATACTATTTATTCTGGATACTGGCGAATTTATAGCAGCATCTAGTTTCTCAGATAGGGTCAATAGTCTGTTTGACTGTTGACTGTCAGGTTTGGCTACCATCTCTGAGTTGAGAGCACTCTGGGTCATTATCTTTTCTTGTTCACGCGCTGCAACGAAAGACCTATGCGCCATTTGACTAGCGGCCATTTGTTCTTCCATTGTGTGAGCTACATTCGTTCTAGCATTTGTTGATGCCTTGGCACTTGCAACTATAGCTTTATCACTATCTAATCCTGACTCTATAGTCTCTTTTAGTAGTTTTACTTTCTTTGGGTCTCTCATATCTTCTGAATTCATACCTAACAACTCCATACCTTGTTTCATTTGTTCACGTATGTCAGTTGTTACTCTGAACTCATACATATGGTCTCTACTCGAATTTTGACTTAGAACAGTATGTCTAACATCCATACCACCTGCTGCTAATTCATCAGCCATATATTTCGCTGCAAAGTAGTCGGTACTTCTTTTTCTTGATAGACCACCTTCATTTGAAGTATTGAATAGATGCTTCACATTCTTTATGCTAGCATTTATTCCAGGTCTGTTAGCGTAGTTAACCGTAGGGTTATTCATTATGCTTAAAGTTGATTTAGACACAGCTAATTGATTAGCCATGGGTAAAGCGCTTGACCACGGTATCTGTGCGTCAGGGTTACCAGCCATGTTGAAGCCTACGTTCGATATACTTTGAGGTAGTATTTGGCCTAACGCGGTAATGACTTCATTTTGCAATCCCCTACCTGAGCCTTTTGGTAGATATAAGTCAGCAAGGTTCGCTAACGCTCTAGTTGAGTTGGCAACCTTTTTATCATATTTCTCCTGTAGCCCCATTGATATGGAATCAGGAGCACCTACTTGTTGCTTACCTATATCCTTAGATATAGTCATAGCTCCGAAGGTCGATAACATATAATCTGTGGGTGACTTAATAGATGGTTGATCTATACCACCTATGGTTTCTCCTTTCACAGATCTATTGAAGCCTTTCTCTCTATACTCCGTCCCGTTAATCTGAGCTTGAGTTAGTGCCTTATTGAAGTCTTGCTCTGGTGTATCACTATCTTTGTCATTATCAGGATTATTCATTTCACTACTAGGCCAGCTTCTATTAGCTCCTGCAGCTACCTCTCTTGATACTTTCCCTATATCTAGTCCTGCGTAGTTAGCCATGTAAGCTAATTTCTCAGAGGGTATATTACTATGCTGTAATGAAATTGGGCTTATACCTGATGCCAATAGCTTCTTAGCTTCTGCAGCATTAGATATAAATGATTGTATTGCACTTGGCCCACCACCTGATATTCTACTAGCGGCTATTTGTTCTGGTGTAGTTGAGTTAAATGTTTCGATAACTGAATCAGAGTGCCATCCCATTTGGGATAGCTCTTTATCATCTTCTCCAAAGAAACCTGAATTTACGCCGGAGCCTGAACTTAAGCTTCTACTTCTATCTTGTTGTGGCGTATTAGAATCTGTACTACTGTAGCCATATTTTTTAGTAGGGTTATCTAACCACTCTGGCATTTTCTTAACTCTAGGTTTTCTACTTCTTCCACCACCTAAAGTTAGTGTTCCTTTGTTTGTCGACATAATTTAAACCTTCTTGTTAGATTCTTTTATATGCTCCCTCAAGTCTAGTAACTCATGAAACATATACAAGTCATATAGACTATAAGTGCCGTCTTGTAATTGATGTAGATCGCATAATCTCGGCTCTTCAATCATTGGTCGATACAAATAGAAATCTATATTCGGAAATAATTCTTGAAGGCCAAGTGGTTTTATTTCCAGAGGATCTAATTCTTCGTCTTCTGAGTTTGCTCTGGGCGGGTTTCTTTTAGACGCTGCCCTTGCTCGAAAAAATCTTTGTACTGCACTTCACAAACGAACGAGAATATTTTGAATACAAATAATAAATCACCTGTATAGTACTTATCGAACAGTACTGGTGTTACTTCTATACCATCCATTCTTGCAGAAGATACAAATTCTTTTAATAATGATACTACTACTTCGCTTTCCGAGGTATCTAAGAGGGAGACTATGTCACCCATTAGAAAGTTACCTTCAACAAACGGACCAATCCTAGGACCGAATGTTGAAAGAGCTTTACTAAGATTCTCTAAGGCTTTGGTAGCAGGCCACTGTTTGACAAACACGGGTTTTTCATTGATAATCCCAGTTATATCTTTAGCTGCCATCTAACTTCTCCTAAATTATACGCCTACAGTTTCAGATAGACCACGAAGGATCCATATCTGTTCGAATTCCATTACCCAAGTATTGGTTGCTATACCAGTACCACGGACAATACCAGGTTGCATGGTAATGAAACCATTAACACCTGTTACTACTGTCTTACCCATCTTGTCATTCAACATTACTTGAACAGGTAGGAACACATCTGATGCACCAGAAGTTCCAGCATCATGAGACGCTAAAGCTAAGGTTTGCATAAATGTGTTACTATCAGATGTTTGTAATAGATCAAATGTAACTACACCTGATTTATCAGCAGATGTTATTGTTACCATCTTACCACGCGCATCCATCACCTTGCCATGTTGTGGAGCAGCACGAGATGCGGTTATGATTGCAGCGCTATCTGAATAACCATCCATTGTGACACCGTCGACTAATAAGTCTACGTTATAAAAACTATACTGTTTCATTTACTTATTCCTTAACCGTTAAAATCGCCAGAGATAACACTACCATGAATGGCATTGGCACCTGCAGCTTTGAAGCTTAGACCACGATAAATACGGTTCGTTTTGTCCGCAGGGCTAACCTGTGAGACTGGAATAACAGTTATTTCATAACCTAATGGCATGAAGTTACCTTCCAAATCATTGCCAGGTGCAACTAAACCATTTGTTACACTCTGTCGTAATGCACCTTCTAAGGCCTGATACAACACTGTAACACCAGCATCTGTGTAAGGTATCTTAGTATTAGATTGAAACTTCACATTGAATACATCTGTCTCAGCACGGTTTACTAACCAATCCGTACCGTGAATAGAGTCAAACCATTTAGCACTTGACATGCGGGAGTCTGAGTAAACGTTCACACCTGTTATTACAACGAAAGCGTTACCGTTATGTGACTCAAGATTTAACTTCTGGTTTAAAGTCATATCTTCAACAGTGATGGTTGGACCTTGTTTCAAGTTCAACGTAATGGTAGTATTAGTACCTTCAAAGTTGACAATGAATGCTCTGCCAGCAACAGAGGCTGAAGGGTATTCAGCAGGTGTAGAACTGTAAGAGGATAAGGTACGATCTAATGTCATAGCTTTTAGGTCTGCAATGATGTGATTAGTGCTAGAGGTTAAGCTGCTAGGGTTATTGGAAGTGTTGAAGAATACTCGTTCACTTGCTTCGACCCATGTCGCTACGTCTATACTAGCATCATCATCACGCCATTTACGGTTTAGTACTACGCCATAGAAGTCTCTAGTTATTGCGTATGCAGCTGCTAAAGCTTCCGCAGGAGTTTCAATGCCTAGGCCATCTTCAGTTGAAGCGCCTACCACTAATCCTAATGCTGTCGCAGCATCACTGATTGAGGGGAAGCTTACTGTTGAAGTTACTCCAGTTGTGTCAGACGTGATTTCAAAGATTGTACCAACGTATAAGCAAGTGGCATCTGTAAGTGCAGTTGATAGTATAACTGCTACAGCATCCTCATCAGCTGCTGCGCTAAAGTCTAGCCCAGTGATTTCGTCCAGTACACCGTCTACTGTTATATCTAGTGTTCCGGTGGTTATCAATTTAATATTCGCGAAAGTATCAGTTGGTCCACCGATTAACTTACCAGCTGTTACGCTATCCGAAGCTAATACTACAGAAAATAGTTCTGCTTTTTGGGCATAGTAAGATGTCGCAGCGTTAGATACTTCAGTACCTGTCAAGAAGTCTACATTGACAGCGGCTAACGAACCATACGTACGAATACGTTCAATTACATTAAAGCCTCCAGCCACTTCAGGTGTTTCGTCAGTAACCATTGCTAGTTGACCGAAACCTCTAAGTGGGATTGCAGTAGGCGACAATGAGATATTGACACTTACTACATGAGAAATAGGTATACTCATTTAAATTCCTTAAATTATTTTATAGAAGAATGTATTACCATATCAATTGAGGTTTCACCCTCGTTGTATGTTCCTGTAATTTCTGATTCTTCTATTATTTGCTCTTCGTGAGTGTATGTTCTTCTAACCATGCACGTTACTAATACGCCATCTCTGACTTCCCAGTTGGTTTCCAATGTTAGATTTTCATTGTCAGCAGGGAAGTGAGCCATTATAGCTAAGTCTTCTGATGCCATAAAATCTAATATAGCCTGTCGCCTAAAACTAGTTATGAATCTTGATTGTTCTTCATCACCTTCAGTGAACAGTACTTTGAATTGTATTAATCTTACCCCAACAGTCGTAGTGGTTATTACACCTTCTACTTCTACAGTTTCAACTTTATCCTGTCCTGGATTATGCTCTTTTATCTTCATAACACTCGCAAAAGGAATATCAGGCTTTCTAGCATTTAGTTGCATTGGGTAAGTATATCCTGGCTTATTTAAAGCTAGGTCTACCAACTTCATCATTTTAGATACATCGATATCCGTCATTATCCACCCCCAAAAGCTAATTCGAAGGTGCTGTACGATATCCCCACAGCAGTGAAGTAACCAGCTGCATTGAAATCACCTTTTCTAGTCATCTTGTAAAATAACCCTCTATAAATTAATATATCTTTTAGGTTTAATTCTGTTCTAGATGTAAATTTCATTGAAGCAGGTGTGCGCTCGCCTGTTGTATTTGGGAGTAAGTTCTCCCCGTGCGTACCAGTTTGTCTTTCGCCTATTGGTATTGGAGTTGCAGATATATCAACAGGGGCTTCATACCCTTCCCCTGACCATACGTTATCTACGTTCCATTCACCTTCAGTATATCTTCGTAATGCTACTGTAGTAGTAGTCTGGCTACTAAATGCTTCATGCATACTAATCATTAAGGCATCCTTGGACCAGCAAATGCTTGCCGTCGCCACTTAAGATATTGTTGCCCATAAGTAGTTGACAATAGAGGATCAAGATTGTTCTGCATATCTCTCGATACAGCGAACTCAACCATAACATCATCGACTTCTTTTGTACGTATAGGCTGGAGTGGGGTATCATCTCCAGTTTTATAACTATTGTACATAGCAACACCGTGGGCAATTAGCGCTGATTGAGCTACATTGTATGTGTCGTACCAACGACTCTCATCGGTACCCATCTCTATGTTAGCATCTTCTTTAAATATATCAAAGACTTCTTCTAAGATTTCAGCAAATTGCGGGTAACGAATTACCCATGTTGCAAATGTTACCATAGTTTAGCCTATAACTTTATTGAACATCTCTTCTAAGTCTTCTGAATCTTTTGGTTTCCAATCTTTGAGACCAAGAGTTTCCCTAATCATTTTGATTTGTTGTTCAGATGTTTGTTTCGGCTGAGCCTTTTCAACTATTTCAATAGATTTATTACTAACCATATTGCGATAATTAAAGATAGTCTTTGTTGTGATCACTTCTTTTCTCTTCACAGCTAAAGGCTTGCCATCTTGATCTTTTATTTTATGGTGCTCTTCGATTGTTTCTTCAATCCCACCTGCACCTTGACCTCTGCTATCCCATAGGATATGCCAGTCTGAATCATCAATTTCTGCTGTGGCACCAGCGCCTATATGGATTGTTTTTAGTATACGCATGGCTGGCTTTTTGCCAATCACTTCTCCATCTACACTCATTTTATCAACAGTTGCATCTGGGTTTGTATTAATTACTGCCTTGAAAGGTCGAGACATATTATTCTTTAATTGCATTTGATTCTCCTAATGAGAGGGAGTTCGTACTCCCCCATAAAGATTGTTTACACGCCGTAGAAGATATCCATTGCGCGTGGATAAGTTACTTCTACGCCTGCGAAGCGGCCACGTCCTGGCACTTCGTATACTAAGCCATGTAACTGTACTGGCAAGAATTGAAGTGGTAAAGGTTCACGCATACGTACAGTCTCTTGACCGTCTGGTGTCTTGTCATTAATTATGATAAACACACCGTCAGTTAGAGGCTCACTATCGCCTGCAGTTTCTGCAGTAGTTATCGCGGTGTCAAGCATGTTCAACATCTTGACGCTACTTCTGTCAGTGATGAACTCATTGTTCTGTAGCCAATAGTTTAAGATAGTTGTGTCTGAAACGTTTGAACGAGGGGTACTACGGATGTAGTTCCATTGTGCTACGCCTAACCATAGTTGTGCAGGGCGATGAATTTTCTTTGTACCAGCGAACATTTGAGAGCACGCTTCGTTAAGATCCGCTAGGATTTCATCGGGAGTTTTCTGAGACCATAGGAAACCACCAACACCAGTTGCTACTTTAGCACGAGCTACAGCATTAGCTTCTGAGAAGAAACCTTGTAGGTTAGAAGTCGCATCACCGAACCAAGAAGTTTGGTTGATAAACTCTTCATAGCCAGCACGTGCAGCCATAGCCTTACGAGCTTCAAGAGGCATACCTGTCATTGCAGCAGCAGCTACTTCATCGATATCATAGTCATAAGCAACACCAATTGACACTACACCAATTGAATATTCTTTACCAGAGATGTCAGACTTAGGTAGATCAGTTGCGCGGGCATTGATTACCTGAGCTTTACCGATTCGATCGTATGAACGGTACGTAAGTGATCTTGCACCAGCGCCACCGTATGTGTTTGTAATAAAGCAATCACGTGCTTCAAGATGCGGGTATAGGACGTCATATGTTTGGGCTTCAATGGCCTCAAGCTGACGCTGGAAGAACAAACCATCGTCATCATTCATTGACGCAGTGCTATCCACTAGCTTGGCAATGTCTGCACGCAACTCTACTTCTTGTACTACGCCTTTACTGTCTTTAAATTTAACTAATCTTTTCATGTTATTCCCTAATTATGCTTGTAAAGAGCGTGTGATGTTTACTACTACGATATCACCAGCTACGCCAGTTGACTCGAAAGTCACATTAGTAGTTGATACATGAGTACCAGTTGCGTCAGCAGCGAATGTGCCATTAGTAGCGTGCACGAATGCAGCTGCGCCTTTGACAGCTGCGGCTCCTGCTTGTAGTAACACGTTGATATAACCATCTTTTAGGATGCCAACTACTTCGTTTTTTTGGTAAGCAATAGCTCCAGTACCTGGAACAACGTTCATTTGCTTGTCGATTTGACGCATTGAGATGCCGTCTACAAATGCGCCTGAGCCAAGCTCTACTTGACGATCGTTGCCTAAGCCAGCAACATTCTTAACTCCAAGACCAAAGCTAATTGCAGCTGAACCAATGTTTACGCCAGAGTGACGTACAGAGTTTGTAAGAGTGATGCCGTATAACGCACCAACGACCGCGTCGCGAGTGTAAAGACTATATGAAGTTTGAACTGGCATATATTAATATTCCTTCTTTGTTTTGTTTGAATTGCGGTCAATCATCTTCTGACGCGCTTTACTATTTTCTGCAGGTACTTCTGTATCTACCAGTTTCTCTTTATTCTTTGCATCGTCTGCTAATATCGCTGCAATTGAATTATTGTCGTCGTCTTCTTCTTCCAATTTGGAATCAAGGAATGCGTCGAATCGTGCATCAATGTAGACTTTATCTTTACTTGAGAAGTCTTTCTTCAAGCTGTCTTTGAGTATAAGAAGTTTTGCTTCTTTCTCATTCATACCAACTAGATCAGTATCTGTAAATTTACTTGCAATTGCTAGGAATGCTAGCTTTGCCTTTACAGCACTTTCAACTTCGTCTTTGAATCTAACTTCTGAGTCTGCTAACTTGCTACGAGCCTTTTCTAGATCTTCTTTCGAAGCATCTAATTGGGCTGTGATAATTGACAACTCTCCATCTTTTAATACCAATCTTGATTCAGCGTCTGCCAATTTAGTTTCAGCAGTTTCTGCATCAGCTGCGTCTGCTATTTCAGCATTACCTGCTCTACCACGGGCTACAATAGCAACGTGATTAGCACGTATCATGGTCTTCTTAGCATCGTAGTCTGCTCCAGCATCGGCCATTACTAGAACACAGGAGTGCCCAGAAGATAATTGCGATGTGCCAGCTTCCACAATGTTAATAGCATCGCTATCACTTAGTACAATACTTGCTGCCAACATACCTTCTGCTTCATCTGCAAATGGTACTCCGTCAATATGTCCTTTTTGGAATTCTTTCGAATTGCCTGCAGTAACATCTGAAGGTGGGTGTTCAATTGTAATTGGGGCTGAGTGATAAGATGCAATTGAATCCTTGCAAAATAAATCAGCGGCTTCTGTCATGATACTAACTGTTGAGTTAGGATCACGGTCTGCAAATAAAGCGCCACATTGCCCTGCGCGATATTGCATAATACCTGTGCGAGCAATTGTAGCTGGCGCAACCATCTGACCACTATCTTTAAACTTACGTTGTGTAGGTAAGTCTAAAGCAAAGTCGTACAGACCAATTGTTTCTGCTTCATCACAGAATTTCACTAATGCACTATTTCTTTGCATTTGAGTCTCCGTTTGGTTTTGTTTCTGGCGGCGGAGTTGGTGCTTTAGCACTTAAGTCTACGCCCTTATAAGTCTGTTTCGATCTCAAGATTTCTTTTGCTTCATCAGCGCTTATAATAAATGTGTTGACAAGTATCTGAAGTGTTTCAGCTAATGTCTTTTCTCTTTCAGTCTTTTGTATTTCTGATTCAGGAAATATACAGTTCCACTCGTATTCCCATGGAGGGATATCGTAGTGCGCTTGTAATATCTTATCAATTACTTTCAATCGTGGGTCGAATTGAGCCACCTGATGCCCTTTCAGCATATCTATGTAATTGTTAAGATCTGATTCCCCTGTAGCATTCATACCATCAGGACTTGCTGATAGAAATCTTGTTGCTGGTACTCCAACTGCTGCTGCTACTACTCTAAGATATTCCCAGATAAGGTCTTTTACACCACTGAGAGATAACGTTTTCGTATCATACGCTTCCGTGCTATCTAGCAATATAATGTTGTGGACAGACTTCATTTGTTTCATGATTCTGAACCGCTTCATCATAGCTTGTTCGCCAGTAGGATTTGTCAGTATATTCTGTAGACCTTCCACTGTGACTACATCTGCACACGCTTCTTGCGTAAGAGCAGATGCTGATTGAGCTGCTACATGGAAGTTATCCATAGTGGTCATTAGCGGTATCAGTACAGAATCTGAATACCATTGGTTTCGCCATTGCTCATATCTAGTTAGTTCTGTGCCTTCAAATCTTAGTATTCTACTGGAATGAATACGCTGTGAACTACCACCAAGTATATAAGTTTGTGGGTTGCCATAGTTGGGGCTCAATGGATTATAGTCTACTTCCCCTACAGGAAACAGTCTAGTTCTATCCACTACTTGCAAAGTGCGTATGCAATTTGGTTTTAATCTTTTGAGATTCAGAGGCTTAGAAATATCACCTGTCCCTTTTAGATCTAGTAGTATGCATGAAGTACCATATACTCTTGCCCATTTCTGTGCATCACGAAACATACCACGGACATTGAATTCTTTATCTGCCTGTACGCCTTCTTCGGTATCTATCATTCTCCATTCACGAGTCATATCTTGGGGTATTATGTTACATACTTTTTGTGCAATCCAATCTTCGCGATACCGGGCAGTTAACTGCGGGTGATCTTTATTCTTACCCGTATTGACCCAACTATTAGAGGAGCTTTTATCATTCTCCCCACCTAATCCTGTCATTACATTCTCTAAACCATCCTTCAATCCTGTGAATTTCTCTACTCTATCTTTGTAGGATTCAGACATCTAAGTCTCCTAGCGTTTGCTTGAGTAACCGTTAGGTTTCTCGATATGTAAGCCTGAAACAGTGGTTATCTCTAACTCAATTTTATTGCTAACTGCAGATATTTTAGCGACTACCGCACCTGTTTCTGTGTCTACAATTATTAGCTCACTGTTCCCTTCGGAACGTTTGTCTAATCTTGTCTTAATAGCCATATATTATTGTTCTCCTATGCCCATAAATCATAATTTGCTGAGGGAGCACTAAATGCAACTACTACAGCGTCCGATACATTGTCGATGAAATCATCGTGTCCTGTACCGCTGCCGAGGCCTGTCATATTCAATGTTTCCCGCATTATGTGGGCTTTATGCTTATGTTCTGCTGGCATTAATATTCTTTCCTGTGCCCAATAAGGTACAGTATTAAGGAATCTAGCGACTTTATCCCCTGAGCTCTTATCTTTGGGAATTGGTAGAACTCTGATCGCGCCATCTCTAGCAAACTGTTGGTTTAAGAACTGTCCACTTGATTTATCCTCCATGTATAATGCCGTAGGCAATAACAAGGGGAAATTGACATCAAAATTATCCGTGTGTTTCTTCCAGAATTTAATCAATTCTATTTTCAATTCTGGTGTCTCCCACTTCCCTATTATAATATCTATTAAGATAAGCTTATTATCCCTAGTAATTCCCCATAGGCAAACTATGGAGTAATCGGAATAATCTTGCTTCGTTGACGCTGTATCAGCCGTCATGAAAGTACGCTTTATATTCGCTTTATCTAATTCTTCGTATTCAACCCACCAATCACCGTCCACGAGACCTGTACCTTTAGCGGTTGGATCTCCGAGATACTGTGAATTAAAAGTGTATGGATTGGACTCTTTCATTCTTAAAAGAGATTGCAAGCTTTTACGGCTTGGCCATAAGGCAGACAGTGGTTCTTCACGTTTTAAGTCATACAAATAAGGTATTGCATGAGTGTAGGCCTGACCTTTAATAAGAGTATCGTACCATTTCTTGGTACCACAATCTGGCGTGACTACTCCTGGTATATTAAGCCAAACGTATTCATCTGAACTGCCACCTCTTAGTATATGTCCAACTAGATCTTCATCATGCACTCTCTGCATTATTATAACCATAGGTGTTCTAGGACATTCTATCAAATTACCGTTGTCATCTTGTACAACTCCATCGTTCGCTAAACGCGATTGAAAAGTGTTATCGAAACGGTCATTTATTTCTGCTCGTATCGTATTAGAATACGCGTCTTTGGGTTTTATTGCATCGTCTACTACAAATACACCTGCGTATTCAGTAGATAGTAACCCTGCCCCTTTTCCCATTTATATTAAATCAAGTTCGTGACTCTTGACTGTTTATGCTTGTGTTATTTTCCAAGAACCTTTTACTAAGTAGTCATCAGTCATTTTCTGCCT